TGGACATCTACGCGAGCAATGATAGGCAGGGTAGGGGCCCTGAGAGTGCGGCGGCGACCGGGCTCGAAGGCGATCCGGGCCTAATCTCGTACGTGATGACCCGTGTCCAGCGCGGTCGCCAAGTCCGGGACCAGAAGTACAAGAAGCGGTGGGAGGAGTACACCCGCCTGTGGCGTGGCTTCTGGACTGAGGACGACAAGAACCAGAACTCGGAACGGTCGAAGATCATTTCGCCTGCGTTGCAGCAGGCTATCGAAATGTCCTCGGCTGAGATCGAGGAGGCTCTGTTCTCGCGGACCGCGTGGATCGACATCGACGACGATATCGCAGACCAAGAGAAGGACGATGCCATCGCGTATCGTGACCAGCTTCTCGAGGACTTCGACCTCGCGGGTGTCGAGGACGCTATCGCGAAGGCAGTGCTTCTCGGGGCCATTTACGGCACCGGAATCGCCAAAATCAACGTAATTCTCAAGGAATTCCGCGAGTTTTACGACGGGACGGCCGTTGCTGACGAGCGTGTGCTTGTCACCGTGGACGCTATTCGGCCCGACGAGTTCGTTATCGACCCGGCTGCAACGTCGGTCGATGAGGCGCTTTACTGCGCCCACGAGCTTATCAAGCCGCTCCACACGATCAAGGCACGCCAGAAGTCGGGTGCGTACAAGCCGGGCGATCTTGGCGCGTACACCGGCTCGATCAAGGGTGACCCCTCGGGTACGGGCCGTGATGCCACGGTCAATCCCCAAGACGACGGTGTCCTAATCACCGAGTTCTACGGGAAGGTTCCGGGGCGTTACCTGTCTAAGGGCGGGGAAGGTCTGGTCGAGGCGATTGTCGTCGTAGCCAACGAGACAACGATCCTCCGGGCCGTCGCTAGCCCGTTCTCAATGAAGGACCGCCCGATTGTGGCGTTCCAGTACGACACGGTCCCCGGGGAGTTTTGGGGTCGTGGCGTGGCCGAAAAGGGCTACAACCCTCAAAAGGCGTTGGATTCCGAGATCCGTGCCCGTATCGACGCCCTCGCGTTGATTACGGCCCCGATGCTAGGTGCGGACATCACCCGGATGCCGCGCAATCCGGACATGCGGGTACGCCCGGGCAAGTTCTTCTTCACGCGGGGCCGTCCGACCGAGATCATCGAGCGGGTGGGTTTCGACGCGGCAGGGCTCGCCCTCACGTTCCAGCAGTCGGGAGACATGGAACGGATGGTGCAGATGGGTACGGGGTCGATGGACTCTGCCTCCCCTCTGTCGACGAACCGACGCAACGAGACGATGGGCGGTATGTCCATGCTCAATGCGGGGTTCTTGAAGCGTTCGAAGCGCACGATGAAGAACATCGAGCGCCAGTTCCTCGACCCGCTGATCCGCCGGACCCTGTGGCGGTACATGCAGTTCGATCCGGAACGCTATCCGCACGACATGATGTTCCGCATCAAGACCGCTATGGGAATCATGGCGAAGGAAGTGGAACAGGGCCAGTTGACGCAGATGCTAGGCTTCGTGCCGCCTGAGTCTCCTGCTCACACGCTCCTGCTCAAGGCGATCTTCGACAACACGGCTTCGGCCGAGAAGGACGAGATCAAGAAGGCGATGGATGCCATGATGGCTCCTGCCTCGCCCGAAGAGCAGCAGATGCAGCAGAAGATGAAGCAGTTGCAGGTTGCGTCGCTCGAAGCAGAAGTCATGGAGAAGCAGTCCAAGGCCCAAGAGGCCAAGGCACGCGCGCAGTTGGCTATGGCCCAAGCGAAGCTCGCTATGGTCAAGGCCGACCTTGAGGATGATCGGGTGCAGATCGAGGCGGCGAACGCCGTGGTCGCGGCCGAGCAGGTACGAGTGGCTGACCGTAAGGTCGTAGCTGACAAGGAAAAGGCAAAGGCCCAAGCCAATAAGCCGAAGCCAAAATCGAAGTAACCGGCTCAAAAGGAGGGCCTGTGGCTAACGAAAACCCGCTCAAGTATATTGAGCAGCTAGAAGAAATGTTCGCTACCGATGGGTGGCGTAACCTTGTTGACGAGGCGAAGTCTCAGATCTACCAGTACCAGTGTGACTGTTTCCAGTCGCGTACGTGGGAGGAGTTCGTAGAGCTTCGGGGCCGAGTTGCCCAGCTTAGCTCGGTAGTCAACTTGGAAGAAGTGACAAAGCTCATGAAGGCAAACTACTTGGCCGAGCTTGAGGCCGACGAAGATGCCGATCTATAAGTACGAGTGCCCAAAGGGACACGAGTACGAGGAGCTAAAGAAGGTTTCCGACCGTGCGTCTGAGGCGTGTCCGGAGTGTGGGGCGACAGGTAATCTGGTAATCGTCCCGGTACATCTGGACTATCTCCACACTGGTGTCGATTTGGGCTTCCCAACGGCAGCAGCAAAGTGGACCAAGATGCAGGAACGGAAGGGGTCCGGCAAGCAGTGGGACTCCAACAATCTCCGCTACGGCGGGGAATTCGAACGTAAACGTTAACCGTTAACGTTCACATCAAGCACCCCGAGAATACGCCATCCGGTACGGGGTTTACAGTCGGACAATCCCATAGGGACCGACATTTGAGGAGTTGACAAAGTGGCTAGGTACGAAGATTACGTAAAGAGATTGGAAGTCGAAGCACCGCAGGCAGATGATCTTGCTGGTGAAATTGACGACGCAGCGACTCGAACCGAGGAACGCCGAGAGGAAGCGGGCAGTAATCTGCCGGAACGTTTCCGAGGCAAGTCGGCCGAGGAAATCGCGCAGTCGTACGTGGAACTCGAGCGTCTCAACAGCCGTCAGGCTCAGGACCTCGGACATCTGCGGAAGTCGGTCGATGACCTCCTCTCCCTGCAATTACGTGAAGCTGATACCGCTCGACGGGAAAAGCCAGAAGTAACCAAACCCGTCACCGTGGACGATCTCTACGAGAACCCGGACGAAGCGATTCGTCAGGTGGCTCGCAAGGAGACGGACACGCGCGTTCAAGCTCTCGAACAGGAGCTTGTCAAAGAACGTGTGGAACGCGAAAAGACCAAGTTCTCAGCGAAGTTCCCGGAGTGGCAGAACGATGTCACCAACCCGGAGTTCATCGAGTGGATCAAGGAAAAGCCGCACCGCATTTCGATGGCACAGCGTGCTGATCGTGGAGACTTCAACGCGGCCGAAGAACTATTCGGCACGTACTACGACTTCCGCGACGCAGCGGCAAAGCGTAAAGAGCGTGAGACCAGAAAGCAGCAGGTTCGTCAGGTGAGCCTCGAATCGCCCGGTGCAGAAGTGCCCGAGCAGAACGAGACCTTCTCCAGACGTGCCCTGACGGACAAGCGTATCCTCGCCAAGCGTGGCGACCGGAACGCGGCCCAGTGGCTACAGGACAACGCCGAGCGCATCGCCATTGCTTACGAGGAACGTCGTATTGTTGACTAATCAATACGATCCTATGGAGTAATTTAAAATGGCCGCGTTTAACGGCAACACTAACGTCAATGTCACTCGACTGTCTGCGGCTTCCCGCACCCGGTCGAACTCTGCCTTCATCGAGGAACTGTGGAGCGACGAAATCATCGCCGCCTACAAGTCGAACCTCGTGATGCCTCAGCTGGTCGTGGTCATGAACCACGTCGGCAAGAAGGGCGATACCGTCCACATCCCGACCCCGGGCCGTGGCGTCGCCTCGCAGAAGGTGACGGAACTGCCGGTGACCTTGATCGCCGCGCAGGAAACGAAGAAGCAGCTTGTCGTCGACCAGCATTGGGAATATTCCCGGTTGATCGAAGATATCGCTGCGGTGCAGGCGAACGACTCTTACCGCGCGTTCTATACGGACGATGCGGGCTACGCTCTCGCGAAGCGAGTCGACACGCTCCTGCATGGTCAGGGTGCGAAGCTGGCAGGCGCTGACGCTGCCCCGACGGTCGAGGGTACGAACTACTCGAAGGCTGTCATCGGTACGCCCACGTCGGGCGCTCTCGTTGCGTGGTCGCCCTCAGCGAACACCAACGCGGGTAACGCTGCGACGATTACCGAGGAAGGTCTGCGCATCATGATCCGCAAGCTGGACGACAGCGACGTTCCGTCGATGGGTCGTGTGCTTGTGGTTCCCCCGGTCGAGAAGCAGAAGCTCATGGGCATCGCTCGGTTCACCGAGCAGGCGTTCGTTGGCGAGCAGGGCTCGGCCAACTCGATCCGCAATGGTTACCTCGGTAACCTCTACGGCGTGGAAGTGTTCGTTTCGACGAACTGCCCGACGGTTGCGGACGGTGCTGCTGCTGTTGACCAGCGTGCCGCGCTTCTGATCCAGAAGGACGCCCTCGTCCTGATCGAGCAGATGCGGCCGCGTTCGCAGACGCAGTACAAGCAGGAGTGGCTGTCTGACCTGTTCACGGCGGACACGATCTTCGGCACGGGTGTGCTGCGCCCCGAGGCGGGTATCGCCATCGTCGTCCCGGCGTAACGGGACCTTTGGGGGAGCCCCTTCGGGGGCTCCTCTCTTTCGGTTTAAGGGTACCCGATGTTTCGTCAATACGCCCCCATCGGGCACACACATACTGGGCTGGACATCGTCGGAGAGACTCCGGGGACACAGTCTGGTGTCATAGTGACGGGTGGGTCTCAGACCTTTACCACGGCACTTACTGATTACGTCATCGCGTTCGACACTGAAGTCCGTGACGACGAGAACTATTGGAGCGCAGGCGCGCCTAATAACATCGTCATCCCGGTTACCGGGTGGTACGTGCTGACCGGCTCCATGAAGGGAGCCAACATTTCTGACTCACTGCGGCTGTCGTTCTCGATCAACGGGTCTGCGTTCGGTAACACCATACACCAGAACCGGGTCCTTTCGAACATCACCGCATACATCTCCCC